GTCTGCCTTTTTACCCTTAGCACGTTGGATAGCGTTGTGAACTGCTCCAGCGTGTTCTTTAGAACCAGTTTCAACTACACCGTCTCCATCGTAATCTTTAGGAGATTTTTTTTCGGTAAGTTGATTCGAGAAACTATTCCAACTTTTCATGTATCTAAAATCTAAGACTGCCTATGGTTTATTTATCAGATTTCTTTTTAATCGTAGTTGGAAGAATACTAGTCTTATTATATCTGGCAATTTTTTGACCAGGAGTTAGTTTCTGTACGTATTCTCTATACTCATCAGTACCAATCTCATGGGGTTTATTGTTATGTTCAATCAAGTCTCTCAACCAAGATTTAAACATAATATCATCTTCCGTGACACAGATAAGATAACTAGTCCCTCTGCGTATAATCTTTCCAATCAAACCAGTATTAATATTTTCTACAATAGATCCGATGGAATAAATGTCTTCTTTGATATAGTGATTTCTCAAAGTCTCTTCATCAAACTTTGGAGCGATCTCCCAAGTTTCATTTATACCCATCTTTTTACGAAGAGTATTATACATTTCCATTTTCTTTTGATTGGCTAATGTATTTGGAATACCCTTGGCAAAAGATTTAAAGTCACCTTCACTTGCAGCAAGTCTAAGTTTTGATGCAGACATACCTTCCGCACCCTCTGCATCAGGATCCCTATCTCCTGCAGAAACTACTTCTAGGTTATCGTAGTTATAAAGATCACCATTATACTTATGACTTAAACCTTGAAACTCACCTAGACGGTCAGCACCAACCATAATCTTCATATTTTTATGTCCTTCCTCATTTGCTCCAATCATTACATTAAAAATAGTTTTGGAGTTTGCATCATCAACAATATTTCCAGCATACTTGGGGAACATTTGACGCATATAATTGATCTTGGCATCAGCGTCCAGAGGATTCTTTTTCTTATCCTGACTTCTAGATGGATAGATTCTCAGTTCATATCCATTTTTTTCTGCTTCTTTAGCAGCTTTATTGAGTAGTTTTTCGTGTCCGATTGTCGGAGGATTGAACCTACCAAAAACAATAACGACACCATTAGACTCTGACTTTTCTTTTGATTTCTTTTCCTCTGCATCTCCAGACTTTTCTGGAGATACTTTTTTCGATTGAGTCTTAGTGGGTATCGATTTCGTAGCATCTGGTTTAGATGTTGTGGGCTTTTGAGTCTCTACACCAGACTTCTCATCTTTTGACTTTTTACCTTGACCAAAGAACTTTAGTTTACCACTAACAGTTTTAGCAACAAAAGTTCCATCTTTGTCATACCAATCTCCATGACCATCACCTTCCAACCCAAGCCTCTTCGCTTGAGCAGACGCAGAAGTTTCTACGGCTTCTATAAGAAATTGGGAAAATGATTTCATTATATCAAGTCAGAGGATCGTGACCTTTAGTTATTTAGGAATGTAGGCGGCAGGGCCTGCCTCAATATAAAATTTTAGTTCTTTAATTTTAAATTCACCATTAATTGTTGCAGATCTGTTTTTAAATCTAAACTGAAACAATTCCTTATTCTGAGGCATAATTTTAAACTTCAGATTGTCTGCGCTCTTTTCCACCATAAAGTTTGTAACCTTTGTTTCCAATTCATTAATATAATCAACTGTCATTTCTTTAATCTTTGTTTTATCAATATCAACAACATCTGCAAGGTCATCACCAAAAGTCACATCCCTAAAGAGTTTGAATGCTTGTGATTTAAATGCAGAAGTTCCCTGTTGATTTTTTAACTGAGTTAATACTTCACTATAAAGTTGTTTAATCAAATCAACTTTCATCTTTTTCTCTGCGGGCGTTCTTGCTTGTGCAAGGGTTCCTCCAAGAGTAGAAGCATACATCTGACGATCAGACACCTGAGCACCAAATCTCTCAAGAATATCCATCATACCATTATACGGACTGAGGTTGGCAAGAGTTTTACTACCAGACTTCAGAGAAAAATTCAAATTTTGATTCATTGCAGATGAACCATTGATGTCCACACGAACTTCCAAGTCTCCTTTAATCATACCACCAGAAGATTCACCAGCAATACCATCTGCAATAATTGTAATTACAACATTATCTTTCGTATTATTATTAAGATACTTACTTTTCGCATTATTAACCAACTTTCTATAGTTTGTTTGTGTATATTTTATTAGTTGATCTATCTTTCTATCAAGATTCCCTATATCATTACTCTGTTTATATAAAGGAGAGTATTCTTCCCCGAATGCCATTCTCGTAGATTCATACTTCATCCGCATCTCAAGATTGACTTCAATCTTATCTTCTGGATTACCATCTCTAAATTTTCTAATTTGAGTCTTATATCTACCAGATCTGAATAAACTTACGTCTACTCTTCTCCTTACATTATTAACACGAGTTTTTGAAATAGTTCCCCAGGCAAATAGTTCCGCAAGAGAAATAGCAAAGATGCCTTCCATTACGTCACCTTCGTTTAACTTTGCCATAAAAAATCCCCCTTACGGGGGTATTTATTTTAATCTAAGAATTGTATTAGTTTTATAGGTCTCCCTCTACACGGTTCTCCGAATAGTATACATCAAATGCACCGCCAGGATAGCGTGCTTCCAGTTTCTTAACGTTACGAGCAACAACCTCGTCAAAAGAAACTTCAAGTGCCATACATGCCTGAGCAACATACCACATCAGGTCACCAAGTTCAATAACCATGTGCTCTTTGTTGTGTGCATCAAATGGTTTACCTTGGAAGATCATCTTCTTGATAATCTCAAGAAACTCACCACCCTCGGCATTGATACCAACACCAGCAGTCAGTAGTCTTTCAATGTTTGCACCTTTCTCATCCAGTTGAACAAGACGGTCAGACAGTGCGAGAAAGTCAGTTGATGCTTCAGAAGTTACTGCACTAACGAACTCTTGGTACTTTTCAAAATCAACTTTAGTCATGAAAATCAGGGATAAATGGTTCTTGGCAATCTTTGGGGAGTTGTTGTGTAGGAAGTTTTTGACCTTCTACTTCAATGTATTCTACCTCTTCCCAACTACCACCAACACCACCGTCCATATTGACGACGATATCTTTAGTTGGAAGTTCGGGTCTTTCTAAGAGTTTGACCTCAACTGTTTCATAGATTGGTTTGAATTGGTAATAATGACCTTCGCCTCTTCTTCCGACAAGAGAAACGGCATCTTTCATAGAACCACAATCAGCAATCTTCTTACCAGTTGGATCAAATACAGAGTAGTATCCGTTCAAAACTTAAACCCCTCAAATGATTTCTTTGGTTTATGCTCATCATTATTATACTCTTCATTCTGTCCAGAGTCAAGTATATCATTTTGTGCAGACTGTTCACAATCATAAAGACGCATCTTAGCACGATCGATACCTACAACAAATCTTTTATTCAGAGTTGGATCATTATATCTATTCTTCAATTGTTTCACCATTATCTGTCCTAAGGATTCAAGTTCCTCAGTTGAAATAAGGGCAAACATAAGATCAGCAGTAGCAGGGAGACCAAAGGACTCGCTAGTGTCAGTAAGCTCAACGTCAGAGCTACCATAACCAGAACGAGTGGTCTGGGTGGCAGATACGATAGGGATCTTGGTTTCGACAGCCAATCCTCTAAGCTCTTCTGCAATAGACTTAATAGTTGTATATGAATTGACATTGCTGCCAGCGCGATATCGCGAGGAAGCACATATATTAAGGTAATCAATGAAAACAATATCAGGTCTAAATGACTTCTTAAGTGCAAGTTCATTAAGAAGTGCTTTAAAATGTCCACTATGAGCACTTGCAGTTGGATACTCTTTAATTATAAGTTGACCTTGAGTTTTTTGTGCAAGTTTACCTATTTTGTTTGCAAACATTGACTTAGGCATGTTCGTCATCTCCTGAATATTCACGTTCAGAAGATTTGCGTCAATACGTTCCGCAATCTTTTCCTCGGCCATTTCCATCGTAATGTACAGAACATTCTTATTCTGCAATAAACAGGAAGCTGCAACATGACACATAAAGAGAGACTTACCTACTCCAGTGCCTGCAAGAGCAATGTTAAGAGACTTATTACAAAGGCCTCCCTTTGTAATTTTGTTGAAGAAGTCTAAGTCGAATGGAATCTTTTCCTCAGTCTGATGATAGAATTCATATCGTTCTTCATAATCATTTAGATAATCATGTCCAACGTGATTATCAAAGGAAACTGCAAGAGCATCGGAAAGGATTGCAGGAATTGCATCCTTAGTTTTCTTTTCATCATTACCATCCACAATGGAGATAGACTCCATCAGAGCAAGATAAATCGCCTTATCCCTACACCACTTCTCAGTAATATCATTCAACCAAGTGAAGTCCAGTACACTTGTTTCTAAGTTATCTACGTAATCGGTAACCTCTTTATAAGAATTTTCATTGAGATCAGAACGACCATCAACTTCTACACGGAGAACTTCTTGAGTAGGAAGTTTGTTATATTTGAAAATAAACTTACAGATCTCCTCAAAAACTACTTTCTCAGTATAGTCAGTAAAATACTCAGATCTAATAAAAGGCAAAACCTTTCTAGAATACTCATCATTATAAGCAAGACTCCTTAGAATTGTAGTTTCTATTCGTTCGTTCATCAATAATAGTGGCAGTAGGTTGACATTATATACTTAACTCCCATCTTGACCTTGAGGCCTGCATGAGGATATTGCCAAGTAGGAGGGAAAACAATAACCGAACCGGTTTTTGGTTTTATTTTTTTATTGTGATGTGGAAAATCAGTTTCTCCACCTGTAAAATCTCCATTCAAATAGAAAAGAAATGCAAGATACCTTCTTGCCGAAGAATGGTCTTGCACATCCACATGCGGGTCGAATCTATCTTTAGTTCTAGCATGATACTTTTTAACACGAAACTCTTCTAAGAAGAGTCTTGGGGGATACCATCTAGTGTACTCTGGTAGTTCTTTTTTGTAAAGAGACAAAATAGATTGAGTAATTTTAGATAACTGCACAATCAGTTGTGGATTACTCTTGTTAATATTCAGTTGAGTGAAGTTTGGAGTACCACCATTCTTTACTATCTCCTTTGCATGGCTCTGTTCAAAAAATTCAATTAGAGTGTCGCACTCTTTTTCACCTAAGGCATTTTCATATAGTTTAATAAAATCATCCGTAACGAAACTCTTGTTTTGCAATTTCATCAAGTTTCTCCATCACTTCTGGGGTGAAATAGGTTTCGGGATCTTTCAAGATCGCCTTAGCATAAACTTTCTTACCGTCTATCTCATAACGACCTGCAACATTTTTCCAGAGACCTCCCAGTTCACCCAACTCAAGAAGACCGTAATATCGATCAAGACCACGCTCATCGTAATACAGACGCACTGTAACATCCTTATTCTCCTTACTTAAACGCGACTTAGCAGTCTTTGCCTTGATAAGATTTCCAATGACTTCTGTTCCATCTTTCTCCTTTTTCTTTGAGAGATGGATAATGGAGGAGGCGGCGTACTTGAGTCCAGAACCTCCACCCATTTCTTTAGTAGGGACATAAGAACCGATGACATCATAAGTGTGATTGGTAACGATCATTGGAATGTTTGCTTGGCCCAACTTGAGTGTGAGCATACGGAAAGCACCTTTGACTAATTGAGATTTAGTCATATCACGAACTAGTTTATCATTAAGTGCATCAGTAATTTCCTTCTCAGTAGAAAGCATTCCAAGAGAGTCTAACACAAACATGCAAGGTGCTCGTTCTCCTTCAGGTTTTTTTAAGTATAGATCCACAGCTTTTAAGGCCTTACCACGAAAGTCTTCAATAGTTACAACATTAACTACTACCAACCGATCAAGGTCAATACCTCTAGCTGCGAGAAGAGACTTGTTAACAGCGGCTTCAGTGTCAAAATATAGACAATAACCATCGGGATTAGAATCAAGAAAGTTTTTGACAACGGCGAGAGCAAAGAAAGTCTTCCCAGTAGAAGACTCACCAGCAATGGCAGTAATCTTATTCCCAGAAAAACCACCAAATATGCTACCTGAGACCAATGAATTAAAAATGTAAGAGCCCGTGTCCACATAGGTTTCTTGGTCGTCGATGTCTCTTGCGAGTTGTGTGTATTCACCACCAATCTCCTTTACAATATCTTTTAAAAAATCCATATCAAATACCTAATAATTTACGTTGACGATCAAAGTATCCTCGGAGAATCCAAGAACTACTATTTTTTTTATCCGTGCCCCCAATACCAAATTCAAATCGAACTCTGGAGTTACTACCAAATCTATCCAGTTCTGGAGTATTGGATGAGCCTCGATCCCCACCATTACAAAAAACTACAGTTTCTGCAATCTCTAAACACTTTTCAATAGCACCACACGCAGATCCAACTTCATCATCAGGAACTGTGACGATTGCATCAACCATATTAAGGTGTCGGATAATATCTGCACGTTCTACCCAGGATTGAAAATATTGACCCTTCTTGTTAGTCAACCATTCTTCAGTGTTAATACCCACTACCAAGTAATCAGAAAAATCTTTTGCCCTCTGAAAGTACTCAATGTGTCCACTATGAATAGGATCAAATCCTCCCGTAACCAAACTCACTTTTTCAAAAAACATTAAATAACAATCCCAAATTCTTCACGGGCAATTTTTTTGTAAGGTCCCCCAGGATTTTCATCACGGATATCCTTAATCCTTTTCAGTTTCTGATAAAGGGCAGCATCTCCCCCGAGACGCATAGCACTAATAATAGTGCCAAGTTCTTTGTCGTTAATAGGCAGATCCATATTGTTTATGTTAATGAGGTTATTATACAGGAAATGATTCGTTCTTGCAAACGATTTATTTAGGAGTTATGTAAAGAATGATTCTAGACTTATTTTCTTCTCAACAGACCAACCAATGGCATTAAGAATAATTTTCATCGGTTCTACAAAAGATTTATTGAACTGTGCATCATAATCAATATACTTTTCAAGATCCAATCCTTTTGGAAACTCTTGTATGAAAGAAAATACATTCTCTTGGATGGTATTAGGAACTTTCATATAACAAAATTTAATCTTTTCCCCACTCTGAATTGCTGGATACTTACTATCAAGTCCGGCTTTCTTAGTGTAGTGATTATACAAGATTGCACCACGGACATGAATTGGACAACCTTTGTTGTACATGTTAGTACGAGATATCCACTTATTAATCTCAGAAATACTACGAGGGAATGCAATTTCATCGGGTCGAAGATCTGCAAATTCTTTACGAGCATTCTCGATAAAGTCGATCACATCATCCTCTCCCTTTGTCATAATAATCTCAAGTGCATCCTTAATGTACTTACGACAAGGTGCAGGTGTTGAGGTCTTGATTGCCTCAATACCCATCATCTTAAGTTTAGGTTTCTCATAACGAACACCTTCACTATCCCATACACGAAGGATATAACGTTTCTTACCAGTCCAGATTCCACGTTCCGCGATATTCTCGCGTTTCATCACCATTTTGTTTTCGTAGGCGTTGAGGTAGTCGGCCAATTCTTGGTAAGAACTTTCAATATACTTTTCAAGTTCCATTTCACTGATCTTATCAAGGAAATTGACAATTTCCTCAGTAGACGCCTCTCTCCCTTTGAATACAGCTTCAACAAAAGGACCCATATTAAGATAGATAGAATCAGTATCGATAGCGATAACATAATCTTCTCCTTTAGTTTTCAGTACATTATTCATGTAGCTATTCATCTTTTCTTCGATCCACTGAATCGATACCTGTCCCGATAGTGTGATCGCCTCTGCATTTGCAAGTTTGTAGTATCGAAAATACTCATTACCAATCGCACCATAAGCAGAGTTCAATGCAATTTTTTTCGCCATCTGAATATTATCACAACGTGAGATCTCCTTCTCTAATACTTTAGTAGGAGACTTCTCATAGGCTTTCTTTGCCTCAATCATCTTCTTCTTGAAGATAACACGTTCGTTGTACATCTTCTCCATAAGTTCTGGTAAGAACCCACGAACATCCTTACGATACATCGCACCATTGGCGCAAACTGCAGTATCTTTATACATCTCGAATGTGAGTTCTTTCTTTAAAACTTTATCGACGGTCACACTGGGGTGACGTGTTTCAAGTAAAGTCTCTGGAGAGATATTATACTGCATAATCAAGTGAGGATATAGTGAGTTAAGGTCAAAGTTGACCACCCAGTCGTATGCACCTGGGATAGGTTCTTTCACGAACGCACCCGCATACTTCTCACTCTTACTATTACGTTCCTTCTGTGGAATCACAATATTCTTCTTAAGAAGATAATTGTAGATGATAGAGTCCCAAGTCCTAACCTGATATGCAATATCATTGAAGTTGACCTTGGCGTCAAATGCACGGGTGAAGCACAAGTCAATCAGACGTAGTTTATCCTCAAGACGGTCAACCAGTTCCACGTCAACGATGTTATATTCAACGAACTTCTGCCAATCATTTGTATAGAACTCTCGGAAGGTATCGTATTCCGAGTGATCCAATTTGTTCTGACCCAACTCCATGAAGGCAATGTGGTCCAATCGATAACTCTCTTGATTCGGAGTCGCAGGAGACTTCTTATAGAGGTCCAGGTAGTCCAGAATAGACACACCCGCAATCTCAGTGCTGAGTTGTTTCCGACCCATGATGGTGACCTCTTTGACACGCACCACATTCCACGGAGAAAGACGTTTGGCATACTTCTCCCCCATCAGACGGGAGATCCTACCAACCAAGTAGGGCATGTCATACAGTTCGTTATTCCACCCTGTAACGACCTCTGGCGTGTTGTTCTGCCACCAATCCATGAACTTAGTGATAAGTTCATACTCGCCATCACAGTAAACGAACCTCACATTTTTCTGATCAACCTTTGCTGGGCGAGATCCAAAGGTAGTAATCTGTTTGGTATTGTAATCTTGAACTGTAATCAGTAAAAGTTCTTCAGCGCAGTTGAATACATCAGGGAATCCACTCTCCGCTGCAACCTCAATATCAATTGTAATGACATTAATCTTAGAGATGTCGAACTTGATCTCTTCCTCAGGATAATTCTGAGCAATGTATTGATATACGTATCGATCATTTCCATAAATTTTAAACCCGTTCACATCATTATACTTGTCCAAGAATTCTCGACACTCTCGGATAGTACCAGGATGAATGGGTTCTACATCTTGACCATCAAGGGTTTTATATTTACTCTCTCGTTTTGACGGAACGAAGAACCTAGGTTGGAAAGGTTCACGTTTTGTGAAATGTTTGCCGTTTTCATATCCACGGACAAGGATATCATTACCAAGGAGAACAACGCTCGTGTAGAACTTCATTTAGTGAGAGTCAAATAATCATTAAGTAGGTCGTCTTTGGGGTCAACCAAAGTTAAGATCTTATCCGATGAAATCATAATGTCATCGGTTTGATTAGTCAAGTTTTCCAACCAAGGCCGAAGACCTTCCACAACATGTGGTTGGATCAAACGGCAATCTGGTTCACCAAGATCAGCCACGACTTGACCCATTTTTGAAATGAGAATTGTTCCGTCAATTAGAACAATTACCTGAATTAAATCATCCATTTAGTACCTCAAAGTTATCGACTAGGGTTTCACCTTCTACTTGTTCATCTACCATTCTATCTTTGTAAGAATTAAGAATATCTTCTTTTGGATTTGTAAATGATACAATCCAATCTGGATTGACTTTAACTTCACTATCATCGGTCAGAGGCATCCAATCCCAAAATCTTATTGCATACTCTTTCGTAACTTCACCTTCCTCTGCATCAAAATCAACAGAAGGGGTCACTAGTTCTACACAGAAAGGATCTTTAAAGACCATAGAAACCACTTGATCATTATGATCTACTTTTGCCTGAACATCAGAAATAACTGTTTCTCCAGACTTCATAAGAGCTAATTTAATAGTCATGATTTTTCTTCAACATTAATTTTTTCATCAATCGCCCTTTGAATTTCTCTATCTAACTGTTGAGATATTTCTCTGACCTTTAGGATACGTTTATCAGAGAAGAACCCAGGGTGATTTTTTGTATGCATGAAAAGAGTATGTCGTAAAACAATCGCATCATGCGTACACATCTCAAGATTGATCACAGGTCACTCCACTTCAACAATATTCTACCAAGAAAAAAGAGGGGCGTCAACTGGATTGTGCCAGTTTCCCCTCTGCGGCGACGATATTCAATTTTATTTAGTATAGAGGATTACCTTCACAAAGTTTAGATACTCTTCTTAAGCATTCTTCTTTATTTCCTTCTTGCTCATAATTGTTTAATCGACTTGCAATAATATCAGCAACTTCAACAAAGTCGTTTTCATCAAACCCTCTAGTAGTAAGAGCAGCAGTACCTAAACGTAATCCACTGGTAACAAAGGGAGACTCAGGA